CCTCCGCCAGAATACGGACGCAGGAATACACCGCCGTCATCTGCATCGCGGAGCGTTCATTTACCCGCTTTCCAGCTGCGCTTCCCCCGAAGAAAAAGCTGTAAGCACTGCCTGTAGTACGGTTCTGGGGCTTATCCCTGGAACGGAAAAGCCCGGAAAAGAAACCCATCTCGAATCACCATCCTTCCTGAAATTAGACATAAGAAAAGCACCTACCTTTCGATAGATGCTCTTCGAAAATAGAATTGTTGTTTTTTCTGGCGATCAGCCGTCCAGCAGCCAATCCACAAGGTTCAAGGACTTGATACCGTCATAGGAGGCGTCCAGCCCCGGCTCAAGGGACAGCACGATCTTTTCGTAATTGTCCCGGATCTTTTGTAATGGGGCAAGCTCACGCTTGCGGACATCTTCGCTCTGCATAGATTCCGTTACCTGAATATAGAGTTTGTCGTCAGCCGTGGTGGCGATGAAGTCCACTTCCTGATTGTCGATCTTCCCGATGGCCACGTCATAGCCCCGGCGGAGCAGTTCGAAGTAGACCACATTCTCAATGGCGTGTCCGCTGTCCCGGTTGCGGAATCCCAGCAAGAAATTCCGAAGCCCGATGTCCACGATATAGTATTTGCCCAGGGTGCGCAGGTACTCCTTGCCCTTGATGTCAAACCGCTTGATTTCATAAAAGAAGTAGCTTTCCAACAGTGCGGCGATATAGGCCTGCACTGTGTGGGTGCTGGGAGTTCCTTTGCGTTTACCATCCTCCAGGAGTCCCTCGTTCATCAGCGTGTTGCCAATAGAGGAAACTGAAACACTGCTGCCAATGTTGTCCGCAAGGAACAGGACGATCTTACGCAGAAGCGCAGAGTCGGTGATCTGACGCTGGCCGCGCCGCTTTTCCCGCTCCAGAATATCCCGCACTACCACGGTGGAGTAAATGCCTTCCAGAAGGCTCAGGGCTTTTTCCTGATCCAGTCCGATGTCCGCGATTCCAGGCATCCCGCCAAAACGCATATAGGCGTCAAACATTTCCCGCAGGTCATAGCGTTCGCCGTTTTTATCAAACACTTGCCGGTGAGTTCCGCCCAAGGCGCTGCTGGTTTCCCGCACTTCAAAGTTGTGGAAGTCCAGGAACTCCCGGAATGAGAGAGGCAGCATTTTGATCTCCACGCATCGTCCGGAGAGATAGGTGGAATACTCGGAGGACAGCAGGTAGGCGTTGGAGCCGGTAATGTAGATGTCGCAGTCCAAGTCTACCCGGAAAGAATTGACCGCATCTTCCCAGGCATCGATCCGCTGTAGCTCGTCAAAGAAAAGGTACATCCGCTTGCCCGGAATGGCTTTTTCCTTTACGTAGTGGTATACCTCATCCGAGGTCATGCTCCGAAAATCGTGGGATTCAAAGTTCATCTCCACGATCTGTTCCTGTCCTATGCCGGTTTCCCACAAATGCCGAATCATCAGCTTTAGCAGGCTGGATTTGCCGCAGCGTCGGATACCGGTGATAACCTTTACTGGTTCCGTGTCCTGGAAACCGATCAGCTTTTTCAAGTATCGATCACGGTTCTTGAGTTCATGTGATTCTATCATGGCGCATTCCTCCTGTTGCTCTTATCATAGCACAAACCCTCGATGAAATCAAGTTTATGCCATAAATAGCACAAACTTATCATTTTCGACAAAAAATGCACTGTCAGATAAACAACAGACCACGGCTGTCATAAACCGAAGCACCTGAATCGTTCCCACAACGAATTGCACGATCAAGCCCCATAATGGTGGCGATTGCTCCATCTATTTTTTCTGTAGATTTTTCCTTGTCCGCCTTGATGTTGCCTGCCGGATCGGAACGGATGAAGATGTTGTCCATCATCCACCGCAGCACCGGGTGTCCGCCGTGGGCAAGTTTTCCCTCCAGCACCAGCTTCATCAGTTCTTTGGTCGGTGGAGACATATCCTTAAAGCCCTGCCCGAAGGGAACGACTGTGAATCCCATGCCTTCCAGGTTCTGCACCATCTGCACGGCTCCCCAGCGGTCAAAGGCAATCTCCCGGATATTGAACCGTTCTCCTAACTGCTCGATGAATTTCTCAATGTAGCTGTAATGCACTACATTGCCCTCAGTAGTCATCAGTACACCTTGCCGTTCCCATAGGTCATAGGGAACATGATCTCTGCGCACACGCAGATCAAGGGTTTCTTCCGGTATCCAGAAGTAGGGCAGAACATAATATTTATCCTCCTCATCCAACGGTGGAAACACCAGCACGAAGGCTGTAATATCCGTGGTAGAAGATAAGTCCAGCCCGCCGTAGCAGATGCGCCCCTCCAGATCGTCTTCGGAGACCGAAAACGCACAGGCATCCCACTTGTCCATCGGCATCCAGCGGACAGACTGCTTCACCCACTGGTTCAGCCTAAGCTGCCGGAAAGCGTTCTCCTCGCCGGGATTCTGTTTCGCGGATTCACAGGCCGCCTCCACCTTGTCAATGCCGACCGTGATACCGAGAGAGGGATTGGCCTTTTTCCACACCTTCGGATCAGTCCAATCTTCATCAGATTCCGCACCGTAAATGACCGGATAGAAAGTTGGATCGACCTTCCTGCCGTCGAGGATATCCTGTGCTTTCTGGTGGACTTCATAACAAATGGTGTTCGTATCATTTCCGGCAGTAGTAATCAGGAAATACAGTGGCTGCATTCTGGCATCGCCGGAGCCCTTAGTCATTACATCAAAGAGTTTCCGATTCGGCTGTGTGTGCAGCTCATCAAATACCACACCGTGTATATTAAAGCCATGCTTACTGTAGGCTTCAGCTGAAAGAACCTGATAGAAGCTGTTAGTCGGCTCGTAGATGATACGTTTTTGAGAGGCCAGTATTTTGACGCGCCGATTCAGCGCCGGACACATTTTTACCATATCCGCAGCGACATCAAAGACAATGGTGGCCTGCTGCCTATCAGCAGCACATCCGTAGACCTCGGCGCGTTCCTCACCGTCACCGCAGCAAAGGAGTAGGGCGACGGCAGCGGCCAGCTCTGACTTTCCCATCTTCTTTGGAATTTCGATGTAGGCCGTATTGAACTGCCGGTAACCATTCGGCTTCAGGACACCGAACAGGTCGCGGATGATTCGTTCCTGCCAGTCGATCAGCTCGAAGGGCTTTCCTGCCCATGTTCCCTTGGTGTGGGTAAGTTGCTCGATGAACATCACTGCGAAGTCTGCCATTCTTTTACTGTAATGCGAAGTCTCTGCCATGAAACGGGTCGGTTTATAGTTTTTCAGTTTTCGCATTGGCACGATGGCCGCCTCCTTTCAGAGCAAAATAAAAGATCGTCATAACGATCCGGTATTGGTACGAGAGAAAGAGCCTCCTGGCTCAGTCTCCCGGAATATTCATATTCAGGATTTTATGCTTAGTTGTAGTTCTCAAGCAGGATGCAAAGCGCCATCTCTGCTTCGTTGCAGGTGGGATGAATGTCCCAGCCTCTGTCGTAATTACAAATGGTCTCATCGTCAATCTTGATCTTGAGCTTGCTGATCCTGCCGCCGTTAATACCGTAGGTCTTGCTCGGCTCATCATGGTGCTTTACCCAGTAGTGACACTTGGTGTATTTTTCCTTGTCCTTGGCCTCCGGGATGCCGATAACTCCTTCGCTCCACATTTTTTACGCCTCCTTTACCGTCATCTTGAAGGCCGGAATGAGGGCGTGTTCGTCGCTTCCGAAGTGGGTGTAGCGCTCCTTGACCTTTACAATTCCGTCCAGCGTGCAGCCGAGTTCCTCGAATTTGGCAATGGTTTCGATCAAGCTGCTGAAGGTGGAGCTGATGGTGAATTCTTTTACTCCGAGCTTCCGGCAATCTGCAAGGATCGCTTCGATGTCGTGATCCCAGATGACGTCAGCGAAATTCGGCAGGTCGTTTCCAGCTTCTTTGCTGTAAAGGTAGGCCTGTCCCAGTGACCACTGACATCCGATCTCTTCCCAGCGCATTCCGGGTTTCGCGTTTTCTATGGCTTCGATTGTGTACTTCATGGTGTTTCCTCCTTGTGGTTGTTTTCCCTTTTGGTATGTACATATATCACTCTAAACGCCTGTAATAGCAAGCTATTTATCGAAATATATGTGACAGTTTTGCGGGAAATTCTGAGGCATAAATTGTACCTTTTCATCCATATCAGCTCACTACCTTCCGTACACGGTCAATGCCGTAGATGACACTCAGGCCGGAGCCGTTGTCCCAGTTTACCATGAGGCTCCCAGTATCGTCGACTCCGATGACGGTTCCTTTGGTGCCGATGGGAGGAGCCTGCACATCGTCCATCTGGAGAAGCTCTACACGAGTGCCAGCCGGGTAGAGAGAGCGGAGCGCTGCAAGCTGCTCTTTCGTGATTATTCGCATGCTGCCACCTCCTTTTCAGGTGCGCCGTTCTTCCAGCTTGAATTACCGGAGAGGTTCTTAAGGAGAATCTTGCGCTCTGCCTTATATTCGTTTCCGATGAAACCAAGCCGCAGAAGGAAACAGCGGAATGCGTACTTTTCATTGGTCACTTCCTTTTCAGTGGCGCTGATACGCTTCAAATCTCTGCTCATTTTGCCAAGGGCAGTAATGAAGTGGGTGTAGGCTTTGACCGTTTCTGAATCCGGCATCTCTGTGAACCAAGGGAAGCTGACCGTATCCTCTGACACCTCAATTTCAAGGTCGTCAATGCCGAGTGCCTTCTTGATGAGGTGCTCCTTGGCGGTGAGGAGGTTGGTAAGGTTTCCGACCGCCACCTTGTCGAGTGGAAGGCTTACCGTAAGGCCGGTGAATTCGTCGTTGCTCTCAGTAGGGGCTTCTTCATTTTCGCTTTCGTCCTCTTCGGTATCCTCCGGCGTGAAGCCGTCCGCGATCAGGTTGTGGACGAGGCGTTCCAACTTGTCTGTGTCATCACAGGTTACACCGCCTTCTTTGTCAACCGTGATATCACCAATCTCGTAAGCACAGGTTGGCATTCGCATATAGATCGCCTTGTTGCCGGTGAGGTTTTCGATGGCTGCGACCAATGCTTTTCTGTCGTTTCCGGTTACCTTGTAATTTGCTTTCATGAGTGTGTTCCTCCTTTATGGAATTAAGGTTTTAGACTGTGCCTTGCGGCTGTTATATACATCACTCTGAAAGCTTTATTTATCAAGCGATTTCTAGCATTTTCCGAGATAGAAAATCGCCAAAGAATTCGAGCGGAAATTGTGTACTATACACTTGCCGTAGGAGAGGTTTCGACTTCCTTTGCCAGAGCTGAATAAAGGATCTTTTCGCCGTTTCTTATTACATACACATTTTCTGTATCGCCGGTATCCTCCACATAGCGGCGAAGGATCACAGAGGCGTATTTTGGATCAAGCTCCATCATGTAGCAGATACGGTTCAGCTGCTCGCAGGCCATCAGTGTGGAGCCGGAGCCGCCGAAGGTATCAATAACGACAGAATTCTCCTGAGTGGAGTTCTGGATAGGATAGCACAGAAGGTCGAGCGGCTTTGAGGTCGGGTGATCCTTATTGCGCTTTGGCTTATCGTAGTTCCAGATGGTGGTCTGCTTGCGGTCGGAGTACCACGGGTGTTTGCCGTTTTGTAAGAAGCCGTAGAGCACAGGCTCATGCTGCCATTGGTAATCGGAGCGCCCAAGCACAAGGCTGTTCTTTACCCAGATGCATACACCAGCGAGATGGAAACCTGCGTCGATGAATGCTTTTCTGAAAGTGAGCCCTTCGGTATCTGCATGGAAGCAGTAAGCGGCTCCGCCTTTTTCGAGATGGTCAGCCATGTTCTTAAAAGCAGCCAGCAGGAAATTATAAAATTCCTTGCCCTTGAGAGAGTCGTTTTGGATCGTAAGGCCGTCTGAGGCTTTAAAGGATACGCCGTAGGGTGGATCGGTTAGAACGAGGTTTGCTTTCTTCCCGTCCATGAGCATCTTCACATCTTCTGGCGAGGTGGCATCGCCACACATGACTTTATGCTTGCCGACCGTCCAGATGTCGCCGAGCTCCACGAAGGAAGCTTTCTCAAGAGCAGCGGTAAGGTCAAAGTCATCATCAGCGATATCTTTTTCATTCCCTGTGCCAAGCAGTTTATCCAGCTCACCGGTATCAAAGCCGAGGAGCGAGAGGTCAAAGGATTGATCCTGCAGGTCGGATAATTCGACGGACAGCATTTCCTCATCCCAGCCTGCGTTTAGTGCCAGCTGATTGTCTGCAAGGATATATGCACGCTTTTGTGCTTCTGTCAGGTTCTCGGCAAAGACGCAGGGTACGGTTTCATAACCTTCCTCGCGGGCAGCCGTGATGCGGCCGTGACCGACGAGAATGTTATAATCTGCATCAATAACAGCCGGACTCACAAAGCCGAATTCCTGGAGAGAAGCGCGCAGCTGTGCGATCTGTTCTTTACTATGCGTCCTGGCATTTCGGGAATAGGGCACCAGCTTATCAATGGGTACCTGTTCTAATTTTTGTGTGTTCATTTACATATTCCTCCTGCTTCGAAGCAGCTGCTCCATTACGCTGTCCTGCGGGCTCCCCTCAAAAGGCTCAGTACAGTTTTGCTTCACAATGTCGTAAATCTCATACCATAGCAGGTTGGCCTGCTTCTGAAAATTCATCAAAAGCTGTGTAAAAGGACTTGCAATTGCAGCGCCGGTAGTCGGGTGCTTTCCGAGCATACCGTATTTGCTGACCGCTTCCGAGCACTGAATATATCGGGCGAAGGCCTCAGAATAGCTTTCAAGCAGGCGCTTGTTTACCAGTCTTTCGCAGCCGCGCTCCTTGAGCCACAGCCATGTTTCCTTATAGATTTCATCTGCGCCAAGGGGCTTACCGTCCTTTTGCAGAGCAGAAAGATAGTCGTCTGGACTTGGCATATCCATGCCTTCCAGCTCTACACCGTCACCGATGTCGTCAACATCGAAGTCGGTCATGTCATTGGTGAAGTCCGGCAGCTCCATGCGTTTTGCAGGTGCGCCTTTCATAATTTTGTCGGCGAGGGCGTCTGGCTTGGAGCCAGCTTTGATACGCCGCCCGCCGCGATAGGTTCCGTCTTTCGCCATGTTAATCACTTCCATTTCTATGGTGCAGGGTTTAATACCCTGTTTGAATTGCAATTTTTGCGTAAAAGACCCCGCGCCGTTTTCCGGGCAAAAGGGTCGTAGAGATTTTGACCGCCCTACCGGTCGCCACGCTCGCGGTGAATCTTCTCGTGACACGAACGACAAAGACTCATAAGATTGGACTCGTCATTCGATCCTCCCTCGGAAAGAGGCACGATGTGGTGGACTTCCTCAACCGCGACGTAGCGTCCTTCCTTTAGGCACTGCTCGCAAAGCGGATGCTTGTGGACATATCTGTCTCGGATTCGTTTCCAAGCTCTGCCGTAGCGTTTGCCGGGAGAGTAGCCGCGTTGGAACTTCTCGTAATGTTGTTCCATGATCTTGGCGTGATCTTCACAATAAACACCGTCTGTAAGGCGTGGGCAGCCGGGATAGCGGCACGGTCGTTGTGGTTTTCTTGGCATAAGCCGTGCCTCCTTTCAGGCATAAAGAAAGCCCTGCAGGACAATCCCGCAAGGCTTGTGTGCTGCGCGTGCAGCAGTTCTTTTATTCTTTTCGCTGATTATATACTATCATAAAGGGCGGGTGGACATCTTAGGACAAAGCAGGACATTTCGGGCGCATTTCAAATTACAATAGGATCATCCGGAAGCGTCACATGCAGAAGGGCTTTTCCATGCCAGCGCCTGATGGTGCGGGAATCTGCACAAAGCTCGATGCCGATCTGCTCCCACGTAAGACCGTGGATGTACCGATATTTCAAAACCATGCGCTCGTCGGTATCAGGAACTGCCTCAATGACCTCTCGTATCTGTTTCTTAAGGTCTGATAGCTTTTCCAGCTCATCGGCGATTTTCTTTTCCAGTGTCCACAGCTTCTCAAGCGTCCGGACAAATGGTGCTTCCGTAATTTGGGAAGTCTGTACGCGGTCTTTATCATATTGGATAAA